GATTCAGAAGAACTTAAACGGTCCAGTGGAAGTGAGGACGAAAATCTAGGACTGAAAAAGTACAAAGTAATTGATTACCAGGCGAGTTACCCCTGGCTCAAGGAGGCTTGTCCATTGTCTCCTGATTCAGCGTTACAGAACATCGCATCGTTTTTGACGAAGCTTCTCAAACCTAATCCAACCGTGCTAACCACGCATTTTTACGACGATGAGGAACTTAGCCAAATCTTACAAAGGGCTGTTAAAATTATCAGACCTAAGTTAGAAGAGCTAGGCGAACCGTTCGTAGAAGACTTCGATAATTGGATGGCTAAGGCAGGACCTAGATCACCACGAAAGGGTTGGGATGAGGTAGCAGAAATCTATGAAGGATATTTCCACACCAGTCAGGTAAATGCAAGTTATGAGGACATTGAAAGGGCATTTGATGAAATCATGCATTACACTGGTCTTGATGGTTATGTGGGAAGACTAGAACCTATGGATATTTTAAACGCAACTGAGGTGATGCCCAAAACTACTAACTGGGGATGTCCCTTCTACCTGCACGGTAGAGTGTTTGAGTATGAACAGGTCATTGTTGATGGTACCAAAACCTTAACAGGGCAGGTCGAAATGGTGGAAGACCACGTCGATATGTATGTAGACTTAGCCAACGCCATGGCTAAGGATCCAACCCACCCGGGATGGAGTAGTCCAAACTTACCTTTTAGAAGGACGGATATGAAAGGTCCGGCTGTGGAAAATACTTCACAAAGAGCTGTTTGGGGTCAACCTCACGCAGTTACAATACTTGAAAAGACAATCGAGCATCCAATTCAGAAACTAGTGCAAACAATTGGGGCTCCAGGATTTCGCGCAAACATAAACGAAGAAGCTATAAACAAGGCAATTAAGAATCAGTTGAGGGAAGCTCATACTGAGGAAGCCATAGTGTTGGGCGTTGACAAAGACAAGTGGGATCACCACGTTGGCCAGAAATGGATAGATCCAGCCTTCGCTCGCATCAGAACGTTGTTTCGAGAAGGGAGTGTTCCAGACTACTTTGATAGTTTAGTTCGATTCTTCAAAACATCTGGCATGATCACTCCTGGTGGATTATTGACCGGTAGAGCTGAAAATGTGTCGTCTGGTAGTGCGTTTACTTTGTGGTTGAACACTTTTATCCATTTAGCAGTGTTGAAGTATACGTATAATCAAATGTATCCTAACAAGGAACTTGATTTTTCTGCAGAATGTAAAGGGGACGATGGAACGTTGATCGTTTACTTAAAAGACGTGCATAAGTTTGTCGAAATTACTAATGAATTAACTGGTATGGTTAACAGCGAGGAAAAACAATTCGCTGTCCCTGGTTTTACCTCTTTCGCCAAGAAAACGTACTCATTGGACGTTGACGAAGGCATCCCACCTGCTCCTCGGACACTAACCTCCGCGAAGCATCCTGATATAGGAGTAAGTCCCGACCTATGGACTGGTTATTATGAGTCTGGACGGTATATCATGGAATTGAACAATTATTGGAATACGCCAATATTTGAGGATATGGCAAGGATATATATTGAAGGAGATAGTAAATATGGCTTAGGTACACTGTTGCCAGGCGGTGTTGATGAAGTCCTTCGCAGGGCGGGCGGACCATTGTTGATGGATCGCTTCCTAGGTATTGAATCATACGTGGGAGCATATAAGGGAGCACGT